TATACAATAGATCTTGTTGCTTCTGGACTTGGATCTCCAGCACCCAAACCAACAGAAACTCTGGTAATAATATCTTTGCTGCTGTCTGGCACGGGTCCAAACAAGAACGTTTTTGCAGTAAATTTTAAAGTATATAATAGTACTCTTCTTGATGTGTAATCCCCTTCGTAATTGTCTTGAAAAGATACACTCTCTAATGTTATTGGAATATCTCTTTTTTCTCCAATAGATTCAATCAAATCAATTGTAAGATTGAAGTTTGGTTGGAAGTATGGCAAAATTTGCTCTACAATTTGTAGAGCATCATCATTTAAAAGTGTCATAATGTTCAACTCAAATGCCATATTGTATGGCACAGGGAAGAACATTTTTTTAATATCTGTTTTATCTGTTCTAGGTGCTACAGCATATGCTTGTGTAGTCGCTAACTTACGACTATTGTCATATGACACCCCAGTGAACTCAAATGACATTCTTGGGAGACTAATCTGAATGGGTTTGTTCAGATCAGGTTGCTGTTCAAGTCTTGCCAAGAATTTTTGAGTTGGTCCATATGCAAGAGGGACTTTAATAATCTCATCGCCATCCCTATTGATTTCAATGCCATTGAACAAAGTTCCAAACGCAATCACCGTCTTCCTAAAAATCTGGTGATAAAAATGATCAAACATGGTCTATCTCCTATGGACTGCCAAATGGGTTAGATTCACTAAAGTCAAGAATCGCGTCTGCTTCCTGTTCAATGGTGACGTTCTGCGCGTAACCATCTTCAGGAACGTTAAATGTATTTAGGTTAATATTTGCGTAAGCAGCACCGCTTGCTTGACCTATAATAGATTCTCCACTCTGGAACTCTCCAACAATATCCTTTAACTTGAGAACCTGAGTTACAGCATTCCAAGAATTGACTCGTCCAGTTGCACTACTTGCAGAACCAACCACATCTTCATTCGTTAGATATGTACCATATCCAACGGTATTTTGTGGTCCAGAAATTATAATTTCTGGTACTCCTTCATAGTATCCACCAGCATCTTCAATCACAAGTTCTGTGATTGTTCCTAAACCAGAGAGTCTTGCTGTAATCTTGGCATCAATCGTAGTACTTGCAATTCCAGGTGCAACAACAGTGACAGTTGGAATGCTAATATACCCACTACCACCACTAGTAATAGTTACAATGCCAATAGCAGCATCTGCTATTTGAGCAGTTGCATAAGCACCAGATCCCTCTCCACCATGGAAGGTAACTCTAGGAACTGATGTATATCCAAATCCAGGATCTGCAAGTGTAACTTTTTGTACCCTGAGATTATCTGGACTTGCATCACAAAGATCAATAATACCGCCAATCATTGAGGCAATACCAACAGCAGTTCTACCAGATGTTGGTGCAGAACTTATGGCAACTCTTGGTGTGCTGGTATATCCAGATCCTCTTCTGTTTACAAGTATTCTTCTTACAACACCATCATTCAAGGTTGTAATTGCAGTTGCTGTAGATCCAACACCAACCATATTGAAAGTTTGAATATAACCTGCATCAATTACGTTATCGTCAATCTCAGAGATGCCAGTATCAATCTCTTCGTCATTGTATGCAAAGAGTTCTAACCTAAGCTCATAAACATAATTTTTTTGTAGTTGCCAGAAGGGTTTTTCATGCTCAACATACTTAATTTCAAATAATCTATCACCAAGTGGAAAATATACAAGATCTCCTTCTTTTGGTCTAGATGTGAGTTTTGTTTTATCAATTAATGCTGCTTGTTGCTGAACAACTGATTCATATCTTTCTTTTGAGATAATAATGGTCAAATCATCAACTTCTTGTACACCAAACTTAGACAGCAAAGTTCCTGCACCACTAAATCCCTCATATGTATCCACATATGCTTCAAGAGGAATTGCTGCGGTAAACTCAGACCGAGACACTTCCTCCAGGACAGTTTTTTCATTTTGAAAGACCCTTGGAAGATAATACACTTCCACTCCGAACATTTTAAGTTGTTCGTTTACTAAGTCTTGAACTAAATTTTGCTCTCCAGAAGAACCATGGAGAAAGAATGGATTTAACGCCATATTATTAACCGATCATGTCTAATGGTGGAAGTTCGTATGTAGAAGACATTTTGTCTATCAAAGCATTCAATTCATTCACACCATCGTCGTAAATTTGTCTGCCATTTAATTCTGTTCCGCCAGGAAGTTTTACTCCTTGGAATTTAATTAAGTTCTGACCCCACTGCTTCTTGAGAGCAGCAGTGACATACTTCTTGAGGAAAGAATCACTCCACACTCCAGGAGAATCATTTGGATCAAGAAGTCTATAGCAATCAATGACTAAAATATCTCCAGGATCGAGGGACGACCAGTCCATATCCATGTAAAGTCTATCTTGTCTTTGATTAAATCTTATCTGTTTTTGTGTTGTAAGTAAAAAATCAATATCAGACAATTGCCTCTTAACCATAGAATACGTTAAGAGTTCAAGGGAACTGAAATGATAAAGATCATTTAAGAACAATTGATATTTAATATTAAACATTCCACTGGAGAGACTACTAGATCCCTCAAAGTGGAATACTTTAGTAATACCAATGATCTGAGGTGGAACAGGAATAAAATTCTCAGTCTCATAAAAGTTAAATGTAGTTGGTGTTCCACCTACAGTTCCTGTTACTTGAGTTGATGCAATACCTACACCACCTACTTTTGCTCTTGCTCTGTCAATGTCTGCCTGAGTTACTTCATACTTTAAAAATGTTTGAACAACACCATCAAAATGTCTCTCATAAAAGAATTGTAGAGAATCGTCAATAATATCATCAATCTGCTCATCAGCAACATTGATCTCCAGCACAGGAGCACCTAGTTGCCTCTTTGCGTAGTCAATCAGTCCTTGTCTGCTTGCTGGAGTTGCCATTTACTTGTCCTTGTTTATTAATTGAATTAGGAGATCTTTGATTTCATTTACATCATTCTCTAATCTATCAAGTCTCTCCTTTTCTCTACCCTTTGCTTTTCTAAGATTTTTATATGAGTCATAGCCTTGCCTGTCACGATTCACAATCGCATTTGTTTGTGAATCTCTGACAAGAAAACTATGACCCTCAACCTTAAAGTATCTATTTTCCATATTATGCAAGTGCGATGACTCTGAGGTCTCTCATTCTTGGTGGATATGCCTGGTTTGTCGAAGTTCCTACGAGTTTGACACTAAAGTATTTAAACTCTGGAAGATTATCAATACTAAATTCATAATCTTTGTAGATCAGATTAACACTATCGGATGCAAGTACATCAGTCTTAGGAACCTTTTTGTTGGGCAAACCATTACTCTCAGCAAAGTCCAGAATATTACCATTTACATCCAAATTGGTGTAACCAGGGAATGGATAATAGAGTGGCTCTACTTCTGGAGAATTACTAATAGAATAGAATGCTCTGATATCACTGTATGTGTTTACATACCCCGCAAGGAGAACTTTAATAGAAGTTGCTGGATTCTCAAGTTCTACTGGTTTGTTTGCATAGATGAATGCGGTTGGGTCCTCATTCAGCGATGCTGTTCTAGAGTCATTCTTATAATCAGTGATTGGTGAATTGACTCTATTAGAGATCAGAACCATACCAACTCTATCAAGGTCAATCATTGGAGATACATTGCTATTTGCGGTAGACAATGTAAATGTCATTTCCATGGACTTATTACCAGGGAGACTGCTAAGTTGAGCAAGTTCATTGACTCTAGAAGCAATCATTCTAGGTTCTGGCAGATAGGTATCCTCATCAAGATTAATACTGGTTTTTTCAGTCTCAACAAATGAGATTTCATTACCATCTATACTTGTTGCAGAGATACCCTTAAGTTCTGCAGAGATTGAGGTTCCTGGGAGAGCCATCGTCTGAACAATAGGTCTTACTGCTTCATACTGAATGTTTTGTGTCGCATATATCAAATCTCCACCAGTAGACTTGGTAGTATTGATATAGAGTTTATTAAGACCAGATCCAGAACTTCTGTCAACACCGTTAATTGCAGTATTGACTCTAATGTAGTAAGAATCAAGAGTAATTGGACGATTTACAAGAGCATCTTGTAAAGTATGATCAGTATTAATTCTTCTTAAAGAAATACCATTGTTCTCATACTTTTGAATAGATGTCTTTAATGGGTAGGTGTATGTTCTTGTATTGTCAACACCTCTAGTAATTCCAACTAATTGACCAGCTTCAACACCAGTATAAGAGATAATCTCTTCATCAATAATTGCATAACCAGGGTTAGTAGAAGCAACAGATACATTTTCAAATGTTGCAAATCCAGATGTATTTGCAATACTGATTGCACCAGAGTCGGAGTTTGTATATTCTGCAGAAAGAGTTGTTGGTTTAAGATCTCCCTTAACTCCACTAATATTGACAGTATTCAAAGTGGAGTGCATACCATGGTTTTTATGATTAACCTTGATATGAAGACCATCTTCTGCGAGACTTGCAAGTTCAAAGTCATCAACTGAAATGTTACCACCAGCAAGAGCAACCATTGTTGTAATTCCTGTTGTTGGACTTACATACTGAAGTGGTTTTGCTGCATTGATTTCAAATTCACCCTGAATGTTATCAATTATCAGTTCATTGATTCCAGTTACATTACTGAGAGACAGTTGGAGATTTCTTCCTAACTGATCATTACCAAAGTTTCCGACAGTGAATACATCGCCAACTTGATAACCAGATCCACCAGAATTAATAGTTGCAGCAATAGCAACACCATTAGTGGTTCCTTGAGCACCAATTGTGATATCAGCAGTAGCATTTCTACCATTACCACTGAAGGTGACCAAAGGTACATTAGTAAATGTGAATTGGTTTCCATCAGATGGAGTATATCCAATACCTGCATTGATAATGGTAAGATCTCCTGTTGCAGATCCACCAGCACCAACGTAATCACCACTTACATTTGCATCCTTCTGAACAATAGTGTTACCTATTACAAAGTTAGATGTATCAATAATATCATTAGCAGTAACAATTACGCGCTTGGATTCAAACTCCAAAGCATCTTTAGTGAGGTTTGCAATCTGTTGATTACCTTTAGCAAGCTCTGGGTTGAAGAAAGATACCGTGGCAGATTCATCAAAACCTGCAGTATAAAGACTAAACTTAAGATCCTCATACTGAGATGCGTTCCAAGTGGAACCGTTTTGAGATTTAAACAGAGATCCAAGGTGTGGTTGTGCAGATACGAGAACTTGTCTAGATTCTGCTTGCAGCAGTGTGCTTACATCAACTTCACCCATTCTGGAGATCCAGACAGTATATTCATTAGACTGAGAGAGAAGAACAACACAATGCTCTGTTCCACCATTCAGATAAACTGGTGCTGGGAACACTACAGTTGTAGGAACTGTTGCATCGAAAGATTCTTCGACTTGATCAGATTCGAGAATTACCTCACCAAATGGATATACTTGGTTAGAAGGATAACCATTTACCATGGGTCTTAATTGTACCGTGACAGGTAGAAGTGGATCCTTTGTTCTAAAGAATACTTCAATTTCGGTTACAAATGCTCCTGGATCATCAACAATCGAGAACGATTGTGCCAAGGGGTCTTTACCTCTTCTGGGTGGTCTCGGTGGACGTGGAGGACGAGGTGGACGTGGGGGTCTTGGTGGTCTAGGAGGACGTGGCGGAGGTGCTGGACGTGGCGGAGGTGCTGGTCTAGGTCTTACCGCAGGGCGAGGAGGTGCCGAAGGTCTTGGTCTTGGTGGCGGTGGTGGTGGCGGTGGTGGTGGAGGAGGAGGTGGCAGAACCGTGACACTTGTTGAAGTACTATTAGTAATTGCTGTTGTTACTTGTACATCAGTTGCAGGTCTGCTTTCAGATGCTGCTACTCTCTCAAATCTTGGTTTTCTGGTGGATCTGATAGTCTCTTGAACATTGTTCAAAGTACCAGATGCAAAGTATGCTTCTTCTCCACTAGTATCTGTAAGACCACCAAGAGTGCTATTTACAGAACTACTAGTAAGTCTGAATACCTTTGTACCTACTTCAAAAGTTGGGTTAGTTGGGTTATTTGGATTTGGAATGAAGAATGTACCAATAACAGTACCAATTCTATCCGTTACCAATTTAACCTCTGTAACCTCTGCTTCACCTGTAGCGCCTCTGAGACGCATACCAGATCTTATCCAACCACTATAACGAGACTGATTACTCTCAGAGAGAGTTCTAGTATCTACGTTAAGAATAATGGAAGAACTGGAATAGTTTTCGGGAATGGTATAATTCTCATCATACGGACTAATTGTATATGTATCTGTTGGTGCATTAATTGGTCCATACTTATGATTAGACTGAGCGACTCTAAACGAAATTGTTGGAGATGCTCCACCAACAATAGGAGTAGAGCTGGTTGGCATAGAACCAGTTACAGTCTCTCCAACAGAGAATGATCCACTGATCATTCTAATTTCAATCAGTTTTGGAACAATGAAATTATTTACATTGATTCCATCAAAAAATCCATATACTCTGGTTCTTGGTTTAAACTTTCTACCAGTAAATTCAACGTTACGTGATCTCATAAATGCGATCACATCAGAACTTACAACTCTATCACCTTCATTGATAGTCTCAGTTTGCTCAGAAACTCTAAGTCTCTCTCCAGATCTATTTTCAGTACCAGTTCTAGTCGTTGTTGTTACTGTGGTAGTTCTAAGTTGGTTAGTAGTAGTGATTGTTCTACCACTTTGTACCGAACTACTACCAGTTTGAACTGTGCTGCTTGTAGATGTAGAACTAGATCCAGTCCATGTTGCTGCCCAAGCACCCCAACGTACAGGACCAAGACCAGTTTGTGCATCATAACCAGCAAACTCAAGTTGTAATCTGGTCTGAGTGTAATCGTCTACATTGATTCTCTGTGGTGCCAATCTTACCTGGTCAATCCAGATATCTGAGGTTGGGAAGAGTTCAATATTACCAGTGTAAGTTGTAACCAGATATGGAGTTACGTTCTCAACTCTTGTTGCAAATGGATTTTGAATTTCAAGACTATCAACATAGTTAATAGTAATTACCTGACCAGTTCTTCTGTAATTAGAACCAACAATATCAGTTACAAATGCAGGACTTACATTTGGATTTGCTGTGGTTCCAATACCAATTAAAGATCTAGAACCAATCAACATATCAACTTCAGTTGTGAAGTGAGAAGGTCTCAGTTCAGTGTTAACTGGGTCAATAGAGTTGGTAATATTGCCAGCTTTGAGTTGATTCTTAGTGGTTGTAAAATTATCAACAAAAATACCAGACTTAAATCTAGTCAGACCAGTTTCATCTGGAATGATCAGTGCTTCAGTCTTTGCTTCAAGTAGAGACAGAGCAGTATAATACTCAAGATTTTTGATTCTATCTTCCAGAAGTGCAATATCTTGCATTCTGTATCTCTTATGAGACTTCAGAGAAATACTTACATTCTCTGCATTGCAGATATATGGTGGAAGATTAATTGTTGCAACTTCCAGAGCATTCTCAATAGGGAGAGGTGGAAGAGGAGATTCACTAGCGACACCCTTCAGTAACTGGAATCCTCCATCTGGATTGAAGTAAATCTTATCGATTCTGGGCAAGTAATGACCATAAGTGATCAGAATAGATT